AGAGAGTGGGGGATTAGGAGTGAGAGGCGATGGGATGGTGTAAATAAGAAGGGAATATCTATGTGTTCCAATTTCTACGGGTACAGCATTGTTTAATCCTGACTACATAGAAAAATGTAAAAATAAAGATTATATTTTAAAATTAGGAAATAGAAGAGAAAAGGGGTATAGATACTATGTAGGAGTTGACCCTGCTATATCTACTGATGGTGACTATAATGTTATTACAGTTTTAGAAGTAGATGAAAATCAAAATAAAACAATAGTACATATTGATAGAGCAAAAAACGTAGAGTTCAGAGAAAATATAGAAAAGATTCGTATTGTGGGTAAAATATTCCAACCGGATAAAATATTTTATGAGACCAACACCTTTGCAAAAGCATTTACACAAGAACTTAGAAATGTTTCTGATTTAAACGTGCATGACTTCAATACTACTAGAAGGAAGAAACAAGAAATTATTTTAAATTTACAAATGAATATAGAAAATCAGAAGTTACATTTCCCATATGGAGATGCTAATAGTAAAAAAATTACTAATATGTTAATAGAAGAATTGTCAATGTTTAGTATTACTGAATCAGGTAGATTTGAAGGGGTTGGAGCACATGACGATTTAGTTATGAGTTTGGCATTAGCCAATGCTGCAAGTCAGTCAGCCAATGAAACATTTATCTTACTTGATGACATGGATATATTCAATTCGACCCAAAAGCCTGTTAACTTGATGGCAAGTGGAGTGACAGGGTTGAATCTTTGAGGTGTGTCTGAATGAGTGAAAAAGGTAACAGACTTCGTGAAGCAGCAGACCTTGCTGACCAAGAACAAGAGTTAGTTGATAGACAGAAAGAAATAACTGACCAAATGAAAAAAAATTGGCTAAAAGAACAACGAGTTTCTAGTCATTTTGATGTGGAAAAAAGGTTTGCCGCAGAGTATCAATTATCATTGTCAAAGGCTAGAAAAGAACTTTCTACTAATGTAAAAAAATTACAAGTAGAAGATAATGATGTACCATCTTTAATTAAACAACTTAGAAAATATAGAAGAACATTGAAGGGTGAAGAAAAAATAGCCATCACTAATTCTATTGATAATTTAATTAAGGCATATGCAGAACATTTAGACAATACAATAGAAAATGCTTACTGGATAAGTAAATACAAACCTCTTGTTAAAGACATGACTTGTAATGAAGATACACTAATTAAATTATCATATGTTACAGATGAAGATACACGAAGAGATATGATAGATAATTTATGTAAATATTGGGAAGCAAAATTAGATAGACAGGGTTTACCATTTAACAAATCATATGCACAATTATCTAAAGAAATGGTAAATACTAAAAAAGCCTTTAAGAAAACCTTGAAAGATTATATGTTAGGAGTTAGCCCTAAAGATGTTATCAAACAAGAGATTTTGAAAGCGGTTTGTGAAGATAATGGTATATCATCAAGACAGATACACGAAAGATTACCATCTAATTTATTCAGAAAAACTTCTCCATCAATTATATCAAAAATGGCTAACAGTATGAATATTACTAATGTCAATGGGGCATTCTATAAAATTCATGATGATATTAAAAAAGATATTTATGCATATACTGCTGCCTTCATTGATTCAGATGGATATATTACTATGGACAAAAACTACAATCCTAGAGTTGGATTAATAGCAACCGGAGAAAGAGGCAAGGCATTTATGATGGAAATGCATAAGTCATTGGGTTGTGGTAGATTACATCTAGACCAAAAATCTCCACAAGCAACAAGACCAGTAAATAGATTAAATTTTTATTCAGGAGATGATGTTGTAAAAATCCTTACAAAATGTAGACCACACTTTAGAATGAAAGGAGCAAATGCAGATATTTTATTAGAATTAATCCGAATGAAAAAGTCATACAAAAAAGAAGATTGGTACTCACAAAGAAAGGAAGAATTATTTCAACTAATGAAATATGAAAATCATAAAGACCACGTAGGTTATGATTTTTCTCAATATGGCATAGACCCAACAACTGTAGCAAAATTGCACGATAATTGTAAAATGACTTTGATGGATAAATTAGACTACGAAAACATACACAAGGAGAACTGAACACATGGTAGAAGAACAACGTACTTTTAGTATTAGAAATTTATTTAGGAGAACCACTCCTAAACCCGCAGATAGACAAATATATAATATGGGAATTCAAGAAAAAAATTCATCATATTTATTGACATCACCAATTATTTATCAACTCGCTACGAATTCTACTATTGTAAGAACATGTACTACTCAATTAAAACAAGAAGTGTTTAGAAGAGGATATACATGGCAAGAAGCATTTTTAAGAAAATGTAATAGTTGTGGAAAGGAACATAAAAGTCCTGTTTCTAAATGTAGCAATTGTGGTTCTACAGATTTGGCAAAAGCAGATGAAAATCAATTGGCGTATGCTAAAGACCTTTTAGGAGGCTATGTAAATAAAGCAGAACAGATGTTTATTGATGTCTTAAAAGAAATGGAAGATGACCTAAATATTATGGATGATGCTTATCTTGTTATGGTTAAAGAATATTTTATGGATAATAATGGAGATATTCGTATGCATAGAATCAAAGAGATTTATCGTGGAGACCCTGTAACTATGCACATTTATGCTAATGAATTAGGAGAAAGAGGTATTGATGGATATACATGTTTAAAGCATAGAAATATGTTAGCACAAAATCCTAGTGAAACTTGTGAACAATGTGGTTCTGAGTTACATCCTGTACATTATGTAAACAGAGTAAATGGTGAAGAACAATATTTTGTTAAAGGAGAAGTTTTACATTTTAGTAAATATTCACCTTCTAGATTATATGGTATGTCTCCAATAATTACATTGTGGAATCAAGTTACTACTTTAACTGCAATGGAAAATTATGTAAATTCTTCTTACACAAAGGCTAGAATGCCAAAAGGTTTGTTAGCAGTACAAACTAGAAACATGGATTCTATGAAATCTTTTTGGAGAAGCGTAAAAGAAAAAATGGAAACAGACCCACATTTTATTCCTGTTATGGGAATTGAATCTGAAAATGGAAAGGGGTCTATTGAATGGGTTAAGTTCATGGACAGTTTAAAAGAAATGGATTACATACAAGTGAAAGAAGATTTGCGTGACAGAATATCTGCTTTTTATGGAGTTAGTAAAATTTTCATGTCTGATAATTCTGCAAGTGGAGGATTAAATAATGAAGGTATGCAAATACTTGTTACTAATCGTGCAGTAGAAATGGCTCAAACAATTTGGAATAATTATGTTTTCCCATTTGTTACTAAAGAATTTGGTATAACAGATTGGGAATTAAGATTACCTCCTTCCGAAGAAGAAGATGAAATTGCCAAATTACGAAAAAGAGAGATAGAAGTAAATGTTGCTGCATCAATTAAGAATTTAGGATTTGAAGTAAATATGGATGATGAAGGTAGGTTTACCTTTGTTAAACCACCACCGCCACCTACTGACCAAGAACCTGTTGAAGAAGAAATGGTTGAAACAGACCCTTATGCAGGAACTAATATTGATGCTAGTCAAATGGGTCAAATGATGGAAGCAGGTATGGGAACACCAACACCACAAATGAATCCAAACCCCACAAAGAATAAGGCTCGTAATAGTGTCGGGCCTGATAAGAGATTTAGTGGACTCCCTGCTGAAGCAGGAAATAGGAATGTAGACAGAAGAACAGAATAGGTGCTTATATGGAAAAAAAAGATGAATGGTTTAATACATTAAAAACAGAAGAAGTAGAGAAGATTTTACCTGCATTACAAATGGCAGGAAGGGCAGGTTTGGCTGCTGCTAGAACTCCAATGGGTCAAGCGGCTATTGGGGCAGCAGGAAATTTTGCTAAAGATAAACTAAAACAAAGAGTAGAACAACAAAAGAAAGACCTAGAAGAACAAAAAAGGTTAATGGCTGAACAACAAAGATTACAACAAGAGCAAGAAAATTTAACTAAAAAATTAGTAGGTAATCAAAAAAAATTAGATAAAGATGGTGATGGAGACATTGATGAAAAAGACTTCAAACAATTAAGGGAGGAAAAAAAATGAACGAAGATAAAGGTGTAAGACAATTGGAAAGAGAACTAAAGGAAGCAAGAATACGTGAGAAAAGTATAGCAGATGCAAGGATAGAAAAAAATAGAGATTTTACTGTTGGTGTCGCTAGACCTATTGAAAATCACAGACCTGCACCTAATAGTGCTGAAGTACCAAATGCAATACTCTTACCAAAGAAGAGAAAAAATCAAAGTGAAAATATACCATTTTGAGGTGAGAGTATGAGTTTTATGCATATATTAAAGGCGAGAGAAATCGACCCTATTTTATATGAAGAGGCAAAAAAACTCAGAGTATCAGAAAAAGAAATTAATGATGCATATGATTATTTTGAAGATACTAGCGAAAGAAAAAAACTTCAGGAACGACTAGAAACTGTTGAAGAAAAATTGAAATCTTTTGAAGATAAAGATGGTAATATTAACGAAGGAAGGCTAAGATTAAAAGGGTCACTAAACCGTTATAAAGGACTAAAATCAGAAAGAGACAAATTAAAATTAGATATAAAAGATAAAGACACAGAAGAAACTACTAATCCATTATCTTATAAATTTACAGATAATGAATCTAAGGTAATGTTTCCAAGAATGATAAGAGAGTTTACTAGTAATTTAAAATTAAAAGATACCAAAACTCTAACTGAAGATGATATAGATGAATTTGATAAAATAAAAGATACACTATACAGATTGGCTTTGTTTGGTCAAGATATAAAAATAGGAAGTAAAAAGAAAAAAGTATCATCTGCTGAAAGAAAAGTAAAGGGTTTATCTAAACTCTTAACAAGAGCCTTTGAATCAATTGCTGCATCAGGATTTAGAGAACAAGATGTAGATATACAAAATCTCAAAAATACTAAGGCACAAAAAGATATGAATAAAATACAAGATTTCTTTTTAGAAGGAAGACCTATAACATATTTACATGATATTTTGTTAGAAAACAAAATGGCTAAATGGGATAATAAAAAAGAAGATTGGTTATTAGATGGTAAAATTGCATATAAAAAATATGGAACTAAAAACAGTAAAGAATTATTTACAGAATTACAAGAAGGTTTAGGTTTTGGTGAGTTAACTAGTAAAGATATAGTTGGTACTAGAGAATCATTATTAGAACATTTTGAACTAGATAATTATGAACCATTGATAGAGGAACTTATGACATTAGTAGTTAAAAATGCAGATGAATATACTCAAAAAGATGAGAAATTATTATTCCGTAGTAACTATAGTAAGTTAGAAAGTGCTTTGATGGAAATTGCAATGGAGACTATTGAACTACAAGATAAGTTAGAATCTCATATTAAAAAACCACTTCAAAGTGATTTAGATTCTGTAGAAAAATATCTTGATGTTGCTGAATTTATTATTGCAGTTTTAAAACTTAGAGGTGACTATAGAGATATACCTCAAATAGAAGAACCTTTAATAGATATAGATGAACCTAGAGACATTGATTTAGAGAGAGACTTTCCTGAACTTGAACAAGCGGGAGAGAATTATCTAGAGAAAACAAACGTAAGAAAAAGGTTGGATGATTAAATGGATTGGTTTGAATTAGTAAAGGAAGATAGGGGTCTTGTTGCTAAGTTAGAACCTAAACAAAAAAAGAGAATCAAAAAACTATTACAGGCTGCTGAACCAACAGAGTTTATGGGTCAAGAAGTAACTAAGTTGACTGATTTGATTTCAGAAATGAAGTCATTAGATTTAGTAAAGTCTGATAAGGTATTAAGGAAGAAATTAGAAAAATATGACGAAAGTAACTTAGACTTGGTAGCCACCGCATCTAAACTAAGGAAGGGTTACGAGACTCTTTACAATCAATTAAGAACAGTAGTTTATCCAAAAAAGAAAGGTGATTTGGAATGAGTTGGTTTAAAATAATAAAAAAGGATAATAGTTCCGATTATAAAATACCCGATGATGTAAAGTCTTTCATAAGTGATTTAGAAGATGTATACGAAGAAAGTAGGGAACTTACAGACAATTTGGAAAATGCAGAATATAATTTGAGACATGGTTCTGAAGATGAGGATGAGTTAGAGAAAGTAAAACAAGAAATAGAAGACCTTTCTTCCAAAGTTTACGCATTAAGAACCCCATTAATATCTTTGATAAAAAAATATAAGATAGAGGATATGGATTGGTCTCCTAAAGAAATTGAAAAATCTCCAATTCAAATGCAAGATAAAGATGATGTTGACTATCAAAGAATAATTGATGCCTTAAAAGAAAATTTTTATGTTGACCCTCATGAGGATACAACTCCAAAAAGAGGAAATGAAAATAAGAAAATTGTTGAAGAACTAGATGCGTTTCAAACTCAACATTATGAGCAGTATGGTACTCCTGAACAAAACCAAAGATTAGAAGCATTCACAAGTGTAGTTAGTAATGGTGATGTTAGCAACTTAAGAAGTAGATTTCCTTTTGCACATTTAGTTTTTGATGAAGCAGGTTTATTAGGTGATTTAGAATGAGTTGGCAAGATACTTTAAAATCTCATTGCGGAACAGAAAAATCTGACCCAATGGATAGAGTTACAACAACAACTTCTACAGGGCAAGATGAAGAAGCCGCTAAAAGAACTAAAGATAAAGAAAAAGAACTGTTGGCAAGAATATTAGAACGTAATAAGAAAGCAAGAGATAGATAGCATGAATTGGAAAGCATTTTTAAAAGAAAGGATACAAGAGAAAGTTAAAGAATATAGGGAGGAACAAGCATGAGTGATGAAAATAATGAAATGCTGATGTTATTAAAAGAGTTAGTAAGTAAGGTAAAAACGCTTGAAGAAGCAGTTTACAATAAAGATAATCTATTAATGAAATCAGGATTAGTTGTAGTAGACAGTCCTAAACCTGCAATGAATAGCGGTTCAAACCAAATGAGTGGAGATAAAATAGCAAAGATGGATTGGGCAGATATTCACAGTATAATGGAAACAATAGAGGGATAAAAAAATGAAGAAGAATTGGGAAAATGTGCTTAAAGCAAATACAAAAGGAAAGCAAATGTTAGCAGATGCTATAGCAGAAATATATAATTTAGATGCTATAGAAAAAGAATGGGTAGCAGCACATGGTTATGGCCCTGAACTCTTTTATCAAGGTATTATAGATTTCATAAAAAGTGGTACACCTTTAAAACAAGCAATTGAAGAAGAAAGAGAATCAGCAAGATTGCTTGCAGAACAAGACAAAGCAGCCGGAGGTAGACGACCTCATAAACCAATAATGACAATGGAACAGTATGAGATAGACCAAAGAAATGCAGCGAATCAAAGTTATAATCAAGTTATGCCACAACAAGGGCAACAACAAGGGCAACAACAAGGGCAACAACAAGGGCAACAACAAAGACCACAATAGAGGAATTAAAAATGAATCAGTTAGAATTAATACAAGAAGCCATAGAAAAAGCAAAAGCAGTTTTAGAAGATAGTCAATTTGCTAGGCTTCATGATTCTGAAGGTGAAGAAGTAAAGGTAAAAAGACCTCCAAAAAATCCTAAAGAAGAAAAAATAGATATGCCTAAAGATGCAAACAAAGAAATGATTAAAGAAGATAATCCATTTTTAGATGAAGAAGAGGAAAAAGATACTGCTTCTAGGAAAAAGAGACTTCAAGAAAGACTAGATAATGTTGAAGAAGAAATGGAATCTTATGATTCTATGAAAGATGGTAAATCAAATCAGGGATATAGAAGACTATTATCCGAAAGAGATAGATTAAAATCGTCTATAGAAGATATTGATTCAGAAATATACAAGTCTGTTGTTCTCAAAGGTCTACTGGCTTTACAGGAAATGACAATAAAAGATTCTAGTTCTATATTAAAATCTGACAAAAAATCAGATGTTATAAAACAAACATATGAGACATTAGAAACTATGGCTAATGACCTTCCTTATGATAATACATTTGCAGACCAATATGAAAACCTATCAAAATCAATTTTAACTTTCCTAAAGGAAAATAGAATTTGAGGAGTTAGATATGGCTCAAACAGGTTTAGCCTTTGAAAAAGAAAAAGATTCTTTAACACAACGGATTTTAGATTTCTTTGAACGTGCTAGGTATGCTTATCTTTCTGCAAGAGAAGACCCTGCTGAATATACATCTGAATGGAAAAAAATCATAAGAATGATGAAAGAAGATTTTGATAACATCAGCAGTTTTGCAACAGAACTTAAAGAATTTATAGATGAAGATGTTTTATTTGATAATGATGTTATAGATGCAACATCTGATGAAGCACGTAAATTATTTGAATCTATAAAAGATATGAGATTTAAATCAGATGAAATAACAGACCCGTTTGTTAAACAATTTAATAATAAAGTTATTGAAACCTTTATAGAAAAAGAAGAAGTTTTACTTGCATTTTTACATTATGCTATGAGAAGTCATTCAAATGCACTACCGGAAAAATTGTGGGAACAATTTGAAATGAAACCTGATTTAGTTACAAGAGGAGTTATGGGTTTAGATTTAAAAGTTCAAGATATTCCTTTGTTTGTGATAGAACATTATGGTCAAGAAAATACTAACAATTCTAGAATAAAAGGTAAAGTAAAAGCAGGAATGAAAAAACTAGAAGAAATGTACAAAGAAATATATCCTGAATCTAAGTGGGAAAATTTACAAGAATTAAACATTACAAAGGCGGAAAAAAGTGAAGAGGAAAAGGCAGACATTGATTTTTTAATTCCTAACAAACCAATGTACAGAATTTTTGAAATAGATGATATGAAAGAACTAAAGGGCTTTAGTGGTGAGTGGGTTGTACAAGAAAAATATGATGGTATGAGAATACAAATTCACAAAACAGATGATATTGTAACTATTTATTCTTATAATAAAAAAGATATAACTGATAAATGTCCTCAACAAGTTAAGGAAATGAAAAAGAAAAATTTCGGAGATTGTATTTTAGATGCCGAATTAACTTTATTTTTAAATGATGAACCATTACATAGAGCAGATACAATTTCACATGTTTTCAAAAAAGAAACAAAAGGTAGATTGGCTGCTCATGTTTTTGACATTATGAAACATGAAGGTAAAATGGTTGCTGATGAGCCTTTGCGTGAAAGAATTAATATGTTATTTTATCAATACAGTCAACACTCCACTGAAAATTTAGCATTCCCTTCTAAAAAAGATACTCGTATAGCAGATTCTCTAAAAGAAATAGAATCCTATGCTAAAGATATTATGATGTTACCTAACTCTGAAGGTGTCGTAATCAAAGACATTGAATCTACTTATTTAATAGGGAAAAAGAAAAACCCAAAGTGGGTCAAATGGAAAAAATTTATTGATTTAGATGTAATAGTATTAGATGATAAAAAGACTAAAAGTAATTTACATAGTTATACTATGGGAATTGGGCCTGTAACTGCTGAAGTTGCTAGAAAATACAAAACGGTAGAATTAGAAGATAAAGCATATGTGCCTGTAGGTAAAGCACTAAATACAAAACAAAGTGTAAAAATAGGAGATATTATTAGAGTCAAAGTTGATGAAGTAAAGAAAACTAAGGACGGATTTAGTCTATATTCTGCTAAAGTAATTGAATTACCGGAAGTAAATGAGTCTGATAATATTATTACATTAGAACAACTTGCAGGTAAAACTAAAAAATCTTTATCTGATTTTGTAGAGTTTGTGGCAGGTAGAACATTAGGCGGATTATTTAGAGTAAGTAGCGGACTTTCTGATACAGTAACAAATGGTAAAAAGAAAAAGAAAAAGGCCGGAATAAAGAAATCATATTATATTACTGATGATATACATGGAACTGCTGAAATTATATTAAAAGAAGATATTGATGGATTCACTATTTATGGATTTGAAGGTGATTCTCTTATGCAGAAAAATGCACTATACAACATAGATTTATGGAAAGAACAACTTACATCAATTTTGAAAACGAAAAGGTCTGAATTACGAGTTGCTATTCGTAATGATATTATAGAGTATGGTGATAGCCCAAAACCTTTTGATAAAATATTAGATTTTGTTGTTAAAAATTATAAAGAACAGTATGAAGAATTATTTGATGGTAGAGAAGAAAAATTAATGTCTTGGATGAAAAAACAAGATGATATACGATATATACATCCTAATAAATTTCAAGCAAGAGAAGATATTTTAGAAAAAGATATTGATGACTTACAAAAAAAAGTAAAAGAAGCGAGTTTTAAAATATACCAACGTGAAGATGGTAATTTAGATTTTGTTATATTAATCGAAGATGAGAAATTAGCATGGACTATTGACATAGAAGATGCTGAAGATATATACAATTTGTTTGGTAAGTCAGGTAAGTTTCCTGCTGTAGTAGCAAAACAAGTTGATGAAGATGATTTATTAGATAGTGGTAAATTAATTTTAGGTGTTCAAAAAGATGGTTATCACGAATACAAATTAGAAGGAGATAAATTTGATACAAGAATGCATCTTAGAGTTGTACCATTAAATGAGAAAAATACTTGGATAGCATGGACAGGAAAAAAGCAAGAAATGTTAGACAATAAAGACAATGAAAATTTATGGGATATAAGAGAAGATAAGTATGCAAAATTACAATTTCCTCCTAAAAGTGGCGACTAACTTATATAGTAAAAGTTGAAGGTGCTTGTTTTGTGCTTATGGCAGAATCCCTTTTAATGAAGGCAGATAGTAATCACGAATTTAGTATTCTAAAGTCTGATGATTTAGTCATTGGTGGATATGCTTCTATAGAAATTGTAGACAAACAAAATGATTTAATTACACTTAAGGCATTAGATGAAGCCGTTCAAAAATATATGAAAGAAACAAAATACAGAAATGTAATGTCAAACCATTCTAATGTACAGGTTGGAGAAGTTGTAGAAAAATACCGAGATAGTAATGGTATACTACATAAGACAGGTGTAGATGATGTTGGTTTTTATGTTGTTATTAAATTAAGAGATGATATAGAAAAGGCAAAAGAAATTTCAAGAGGTATTAGGAAAGGAACTCTTCGTTCCTTTAGTATTGGTGGACAAGCAATATCTAAGAAACAGAAGACAAATGATGAATATGGAGAGTATAACGAAATAGAAAAGTTAGAACTTCATGAAGTAACCATTTGTGAAAAAGGGATAAATCCCGAAGCGAAATTCGACATTTTAAAACAAGATGTTGGAGGTAATAAAATGAGTGAAAAACTGGAAAAAGCACTTGAGGAGTTAAATGACTTGATGAAACAAGTTAACTCTTCAATTGTCGAAAAAACTGAAGATAATACGACAGATGCCACCCTTGAAACAAAGGGCGATATGGAATACATGGATTCTGATAAAGAAATGATGGATACAGATGACAAGGACATGGATGATGACGACATGGATATGGAAGAGAAGGCTCTTGATGAAGATTCAACAAGAGACTACGAAGCCGGAGAAGAGGTTGTTAGTGGTGGAACACCAAAAGCAACACCTGCTGGATTAGATGTTGTTAAAGGTCTAGAAGATTCTGATTTCTCAACTCTTAACTTGAGTGCAGAAAATGTTGAAAAAGCATATGAAGCATTCAAAGCAGAAAGAATGGAAAAGATTGCATACGATTCTCTAAGCAAGCAATTTGAAACAAGACTTGCTGAAGAATTAGAAGTTAAGAAAGCAAGTGCAGAAGCAGCAGCATATGATGCTCGTTCTGATGTAATTGCTTTGAAAGAAGAATTTGCAGAACTACGCAAATCTTTAACTGCACAAAATGATGAGATTGTTAAATCGCAATCTGTAGAAATTCCTAGTGATGTAAGTAACCTATCATGGAATGAGATTGCTGATATAGCGAGGAAATATAATTAAGGAGTGATAAAAAATGAGTGGATATATAAAAACAATGAAAGATTTAGAAGCGGCATCATACGGTCTAAGAGGCGGTAATGGTAATGCTTTGTTGAAGGCTGCCGGAGTCGTTGGTGGATTAGGAGGAGTAGGACACGATTTACAACCTGCTTTTAGTGGTGCATCAGGACTAACGGATTTATACAATGTTCTTTACGGACAGAAAGTATGGTCAATGCTTAACCAAGAGGTTAATGCTTTGTCAATGATTGCTAAGAGGCCATATACCTCAAGTGGTTGGAGAGTTCTAAAGAGCCGACCTCAAGGTGGTAGTGGTTCTGCTTTCGCACTTGGTAGTGGAGCAGCAGGAAGTGCTGCACCTAAAGCATCAGTAATTGGTGGAGTTGCAGAAAATGCTTCTCTAAGTAGTATTACTGCATTAGCCCCTGAATACACAAAACTGAATGTAAGCCCTAAAACAATAGCACACAAATTCGAGTTCTCTGAACTTGCAATGGAACTTGCTGCTATTGATGATGGTGTTGGTGATATACGTGCTATAATCCGTGAGGATATGGGTAAACACCACGCTGAAGTACAGAACAAGATGTTATTAACACCTCTTGAAGTATATTCAGAAACAGGAACAGGAGATATTGTTAACAACTATACATCTTTGTATAAGGTTGTAGCAAGTGCTGAAGAAATTGGTCAAATGTACACTGATGATTTAACTGACTTAGGTGCAGGTGGTACTAATGAAGCCCTTGAAGATACATTAGTAAGAATCTATGGACAAGATAGAGGAGTTACAGTTAGTACTGAAACTATTACAGTTGTATCTGATTTCTTGGATGCTGAAGTTGACTTCGGTGCAAGTTATGCAGCAGGTTCTACTAGAGTATTAACTTTAACAATACTAAATGACATGATTCGTAGAATCCGTCAAAATGGTGGAAACCCTAAAGTTATCTTAACAGGATACGATACTATACAACATATCTCTGACTTGCTACAAAGCCAAGAGAGATTTATGGATAGGAAAGAAGTAGTTCCTACACATAACGGTGTTCGTGGAGTTAAAGGTGCTGAAGTTGGTTTCAGAGTTGCAACATACTATGATATACCAATTATCCCTTGTAAGGATATGGGTTCAACAACTGCTGCCGGTGTAACAAATGGATTAAGTGATATCTTTGTCTTAGATACAGACCATCTATGGCTATCAGTTATGAAGCCTACAGAATACTTCGAGGATGGTATTTCAAATGGAAACCCATTCGGTGTTGGAACTTTAGGAAATCAAGCAATGTACAGAACCATTGGTGAAGTATGTTGTTCTTTCTTTAAAGGTCAAGGTAAGATAACTAACTTGAAGAGTGCTTGAGGTGATTAAGTAATGGCACATACTGTCACACTTATTGCTGACCATAAAGGATTTGCTGCTCCTAAAGTATCAGGAGATGAATATGTTGTTGATGCACACATTAACATCACGGCATATGTTCAAGGTGGAATAACTGTAACTGCGTCTTCTTTGGGTCTATCTTCTGTACACTGTGTTTTAGTAACAGGTATGGAAGAAATAGGCCAAACAGCAAGACCAATAGTAAGTACAACTGGTGCATATGAATCAGGAACTAGTTTCAAACTAATTCTTTCAACTGGTTCAGCCCAACTCAGTGGTACTGCTGATGAAGGTATGGTTAGAGTCCGTGTTTACGGAAACCTCTAAACAGTGAATAATGGAATAAACATAAAATAGTAGTCTTCGTTCTGAGACAATCAGAACGGGGGCTACTATCCCCTTATTAAAAGGAGAAAAACACATGACACAAGTAACATTAACGAACCAAGCAAGACCAAGAGATATTAAAATCGGTGGAGTAATATACTCCATACATTATAATCAACAAACAACTGTACCTTTAAGACATACCGTATGTTTCTTAGGTGCGGAAAATATTACATTCACATTCGATGAAACGGACAAAAAAGATATTGAAAATCTTAATGACTATAAATTTAATGAATTAATTAGATTAACTGATGAACTAAAAGAAGGCGATACACGTAAACAAGCCCAAAAAATATTATTCCCTACAAAGGTAAAGGCATCTCCAAAACCTAAAGCAAAAAGAGCACCTGCTAAGAAAGCACCTGCTAAAAAAGCAAAAAAGGTAGAAACCCCTAAGAAAGAAGTACCTTCAGAAGACAATAAGGAAGTGAGAGAATAGGTTCTAGTGGTAGTGGAGTACAGACGGCTGATGCATTGGTTTTCAAAGGTAAGTGTAAACTTATGAGTGTACACGGTTGTAATGCTTCAGGTTCAGCAGTAACTATTTCTGTTTATGATAGTGATGATGCTTCTGCATCCGGTGATGTAGAAGTCTGTAGAATGGTTTTAGCCTCTAATGGTTCTTTTGAATACGATATGCATGGTAGATTTTGTGCTAAAGGTCTTTTCGTTGATATAACAGGAACAGGTCATTACTCCCTAGAGTGGAGTTGATTATTGTGCCAAGCATAGATAATGATACAAGATTAGTAATGACTATTCTTTTTGTTGGAGCAGTTAGCGGAGTAAATGTTTACTTCTATGCACAATATGGAGTAGGTTTTCCATATACTGTTGAAGCACACGCAATTTTATTTGGTATATCTACAATAGGTGGAATCATGATAATGAAAGCAGTATTTGATTTAATTGCTAATGATTATATTGAAGAGACTTTATTACAAAGACGGATTGATGCTTATTGGAATCGTAGAGCGAGAGAAGAAGAGAACCGTAAAAGAGTTCGAGAATCTTTTAGGAATTTCCAACAAACATGGAATAATACAGTTCAATCTCCTACTAATGTTTATGGTGATGGTAATTTACCTACCATAAAAGGAAATACAGAAGGAGTAAGTCCTTCCTTTTTAACAATAGAACAATGATTGAGGTGAGATAGTGGTTGGAGAAATCCTAATGGGTTTTGATGAAACCGCTATGGCTTACGATTTACAAAGAGCACATTCTGCTGACATTTGGTTCTTGAGAGCAAGATTTTGGATATGGGGAATTGTGTGTTCAATTGGAAGTTTCTTTCTTGGACAAACATTAGCAATATTTGGTATTAATACAATGTCAATATTGTGGAATGGGTTAGTGGACTTTTGGCATCATTTGTGGTGATAACTTGTCTGTAATGGCAGGGTTTGCTATTTTAATGGTGGAGGGATTGAATAAAGTATATCAAAGATTACATTCAATACCCTTTGGTGTATATGGTGCGAGCAAAGCAGGGAAAACAACATTACACCACCAATTGAGAACTAGAGGAGAAGTACCTGATATAATGGAAAGAACTGTAGGTTTAGAAAGAGCCACAAGAAAATATATCAAATTAGATGGTAATGCACACACTGTCAAAACTGCTGATATTGGTGGACAAACTATTTATTGGACAGAATGGATAAAAGATATGAAAGAGCGTAGAACAAAATATATTATTTTTTTAATTGATGATAGACATATGGATAAACACTATGATATTGAACAACAATTGTGTTGGACATTTTTAGTAGATACTATTTGTGCTAGTCATTGGAATGTTAAAAACAAATTAAAAAAGAAAAAAGACCATGATTATCCTATAGCAGTGGGTGTTTGGGCAAACAAATATGATTTATGGAAAGACAAATATGAACATGAAGGAGAAATAGAAAAGCATCCTATTTTTGATGCATTTAGAGCAGGAATGCAAAAATTAAATGAAAAGGGAATTCCTTGTTTTAAATACATTGTTAGTGCCAAAACTGACTCAACTATGGTATATAGAGGAATCTTAACAATGATAAAGGACTACTAGGTGTGAAGACCATGACGATGAACTATCAGCCACCTAATTTAATTGGTGCAACTACTACATCTGTAGCGTCAAATGCCTTCATGGACAGGCATGACCAAGCAAGAGCAGCAGGTACAGTAATGTTGTACGAATTTAAGAATATAAAACCGAAAAAACAATTGAAAGAAATAACTAAGATTCTTTTACCTGAGAAAAAATCTTTTCTCAAAATACCCTATAGTTTCAAATATAACATGAAAGATAGATGTGTTGTATGTGGAACACAAAAAGTTTGGGAATCAAGTGATAATCTTAGACCTCCTTTACCACTACATAAGGTTCGCAAAGGATATCCAATGAGAGGAACATATTGTGAGAAACAAATACATAGACAATATGAAATGTTAGAACAACAGATATTAGCGGAAGAACATGGATTGTCCTATAGTGCGTATATTCCTAAAATGCCTAATTTGAATCCACTATCTAGTGGGCCATTAACAAGTTTAAAACAAGGAGATATACAATCTCTTGCGGGTCTAGGTTGGACAATTAAACCTCCTCAAGCAAAGAGTGAAAGTAGAGAAGAAGAATTATTTAGACTATTAATAGAAAATGAATCTAATACCAAAAGAGTGAAAGTCTTATTGACCGAAGGCGTTAAGGTTACAAGTGGAAGCGTACAGGCGGAGAGTGAGAAGTAATGGGATTATTCGGAACAAGCAATTCACAATTGGCTACTAGTATATCTAATAGTCAACAAACACAATTTAAAACAATGAACAATTTATTAACATTACAAGAGAATCATGTAGAAGATTTTTTTCAATATCATGGTGAGGCTTTTCTCTCTAGTATGGAACAATTAATTGAAGATGTAGTTGCTAGAGTAGTTGGAGATATGTTATCAAAATTGGAATTTAATACATCAAGTGGTGGTTTTGTTTTAAATACAGATGTTAAAGAACAATTTCAACAAATTACTGATGCTAACATAGAATTAGATTTACAGAACTTATTGAATTCAGCAATAAATTCAGAAGTTATTATGCAACGTAGAATGGCTAAAGCACAATACTTGGAGTCTCAAGGATTCGGTGGACAAGCAGCCGCTACACAACCCCAACTTAGCAATCCGATGGGAATGAACCCACAAAATATACAAGGTAGTAATATGGGAACAGGAATAAATAATACTATGATGCAGCAACAAATGGCTATGAATAATGGTAGTGGATATCCTGTTCCTCCTGCCGGATACGATAATATGAATAATGCATATTGGATAGACCCTAATACAGGTCAAATGACATATACACCTCCTGCAAGTGGATTAGGTTTAGGTGCGGCTATAACCAAAGGCGTTGCTTGGGCTAAATGGCTTGCATAAGGTGGTTTGATGTATGGGCGAAATGACAATACCTGCTGACATAGTTCCTAATACAGAACAAGACGTTGTATTAGATACTAAAGAACTAAGTCAGAATTTTGATGCATTGAGTTCTCAAGATAATAAGAACCCTATTCCATTAAGTATGTTAGCATATATCTTTTCTAGAGTTATGCGTTCTAGTGAAAGAAGTGATAAAATGAAAGAAGTAAAAACACAGTTAATAAGTCTGTTACAAAAAGATGATGCTGATTTTGAAATGTTGCGAAGAAGAGAAGAGGGATTAATTGACAAAATTACTGAAGCAGAAATAGATAGACATTTTAGACATTATTTAGATAAAATAGAAGAAACAGATATATTGAACTTGATAACTGCATTAAAAGAAAATGACTATATAGATAAAATTAGTTTTGACCTCTTAGATGATGATAAATTAAAAAATTTTAAATTATCACAATTGGATAATCAATCTGCAATAAATAGATTAATGAGTGTAGTTGAAAGAGGAGAAGATGTATCATCTGAAGATGAACCTGAAGATGAACCTGAAGATGAGGATGATGATTTTGAAAGAAGTGGAAAATTAATGAGTGCTATTGATAGTTCTAAACCTATACTGTATCCTATGATTACACAGTACATAAAAGAGAAAGGAGAAGGATTTGAAATAGATACTAAAGAATATATGAACGAAGTCTTTGAAAAAGAAGGATTTGGTTCTATTGATAGTGAAGATTTTCCTTTTAAAACAGGTTTGCTTGGAGGTAAATTTAAGCAACAAAAAGGTGAAGAACAGGGTGAAGAAAAAGGAATTCCATTATTACATTTGAAGTTAGTTGGCAAAAAAGGTGTAGGAAGATATGAAAAAGGTGAAGATAAATTTCTTCTTGAAACCTTTGAAGGTAGTAAAAAATTTGACACATTGGAAGATGCATATGATGGTATAGAAGATTTTATGAAAAAAACACTAAGCAGCAAAAATTTTCTTGATAAGATAATACTTAAACAAGACAAACATCCCTTGAAGAATATTCTTTTAAAATATTTAACCGCAGAAAGAAGAGAATTAAGATTAGGTAACATAAGTGTAGATATAGAAACAGATTTTGTGAAAGAAAAAGAAAAATGGGTAGCAAGTATGGAAAAGAAATTTAATTTAGCGGGAGGTATAGATGTTAAATTAACTCGTAAAGATAGAACAATAGCAAAAAATATATTTCAAATTATGTCAAAGTTTGAGAACTTCGATGGTGAATTATTACAGTCTTTAGTAGATAATGAAGTACAGGGTCAAAAAGATGCAAGTGACATTATTTTAGACTATTATGGTGTATCTGAAGCAAAGGATGCTGCTGAAGACACACAAAATGAAATAGAAGATAATAACAATAACTGGTCTGAAATTGAAACTCCATATAAATTATTAAAAGAAAACGATGAAGTGCCTGTTAATTTGATGGATATTTTAGATGAATATAAGGCATTACAAACTAAAAATGAATTTGATTTTGAAAATGTTATGCTTTATGTAAAAGATTTTGCCAGTGGAGGAAAGGGAAAGGCGGGATATGTACAAGGAGCAAGTAGAATACCAATAATTACTGCTGATGTAACATTTAATATGTCTACGCTTCTTGATACTAGACCTAAAAATTATCAAATGTTTATTCGCAAACCTAGAGCCGCACGTAATGTTAGTAGAGGTAAAAAACAAAGAGAAGGTAGATTTAAGGAATTAAGACAAAAAGAGGAACGATTCAAGAATCCTAAACTACGAGCAAAGTATTTAGGTCCATTTAATCTTAGTGATGAAAAAATTGATGCTTACTTTGAAGGTCGCTATGAACCACTATCAGATGAAGAAAGAGAAGAATTTGAAAATCTTACTGAAGAGTTAAAGAGGGAAGAAGAAAAAGAAACAGAACAACCATTTGATATAGTTAAAATTCAGAAAGATTTTTTAAATGTTAAAAGAGCCTATAACAGTCTTAAGGCAATAGTAGGAGGTAATTAAAATGGGCAAAGTTTCATCCCCTAGTGATTTTACAAATATAAATGTGGATTATTCAGCAGGTAATGGACATTATACTACTCATACAGATATTTCTAATTTATTACAAATAAGTTCGTTTAGTGCAAATACAACTCCTAATCTTTCTGAAATAGGTAAACTAATAAAAAGAGCAGAAGAAAAAATTGATGATTCTATTAAAACATCATACAGACCTATTATTTACAAAGACGAATTCCATTCATTTGATAATCTAAGACAACGTGCATATCCTATTAGACCATACAAAGACTATGTAGGATTTATTCAGTTAAGTTATCCTAAAGTACAAAAGTTGGTTAGATTAGAAGTATATCAAGGCGATGTATGGAAAGATTTGGCTTCTGCTACTGCAACATTAACAGTTCCTAATTCTGCAACTACAAATGATTGGACAATAACATTAACTGTAGGTAATCCTACTACCTATACTTTTGAAATTAAAAACTTAGCAAATAACAGTGTTAGACATTTTTATGATAATTTTGGCCCTAAGACTACGGCAAGTCAAATAGTTGATGCTATTAATGAAGTGTACCCTATGAAAACTGCTAAGTTTACAGGAGAAACTGCACCTAAATCTATTACTGCAAATGGTTCTACTACTGTACATGTTTCTGATTTCTTTTATGCTACTTTAGATAGTGAAGATAAAACAACCATAGTAATTAGTTCATTATTAGATGGAGAAGATGGAACATTTTGTACATTATCTTCTACATATGGTTCAGTATCTTCCTTTGATGATAATCAAACTTCAGGAAGAGATGATGATTATTGGACTATAAATGATGAAGGAAAAATTTTCTTTAGACAACAATACCCATATAATCAACACCATTCAATTAGAGTTACCTATGTTGCAGGTGAAGGTAGAGTACCTGCTCCTATACATGAGGCAGCCACAAAACTTGTAGCGGCTGAAATAATTAGACATGATGATAATTCAATATTAATTGCTGAAACAGGTTCTAATATTGATTTGAAAGCCAAACATGATATATTATTGGAAGAAGCAAATGCAATCTTAAATGGGAAGAAAAACCTTGTTCATTTTATATCGTGATTAATATGGAAGATGTTATCAAATTGTTTAAAGAAATTGTTGCAATTCAGCAACAGCGTAATGATATGTTAAAGGATAGTATATATGCTGAATTTGCATTATCTGATGAAGCAGTTATAGAACAAGCCCACAGTGTATTTGATAAAGCGTTTGCAAAAAGAATAGAAGAAGAGGTTGCTAAATTATGATGGATGAAGTAACTTTTCTTATACGCTTATTATCTGATAGATGGGATGCCGCAGTTACTTCTTTAGGTAGTCAATTACCTACAAACCATAGACCTCTTTCTACAGGTAATAGTGCTTCTATTAAAATTTTAGATATACGTTCATTAGAACCAAAAGAAGGAAGAAGAGTTGATGTAGATTCTCATTCAGTGCTTTTAGTGTTTGAAGATGGTATGTCTCAAACAAATCCAACTATTGATACAGTGGTTAGAAATGAAACATTTAACATGACAATACATATGAGAGTATTACATAGAAGAGACTTTTCTTCCCTTACTGATTCTAGAGATAGACTACAAAGTATTTATCGAATCACCCGATACATTTTAGAGAATAATGCTCGTAGCCCTACCGTGTATCAAGGAGGCGGAACTTCGGGAACTGTTGAAGAATCTGCTGAATTAATTACATTCACAGGTAGAAGTGAAGCCAATGATAGGGGCAAAAGGTTATTGGGCTACAAACTATCGGTAGAGATTAAGCGGTTCGGGCGAAGTACAGTTTAGGTGAGAAAAAATGGTAAGTAATGAGATATTTGTAGGAGCAGGAGTAACTGCTAGTTTAGCACCGGAAGCCCGTATATTTCTAGGTGATGATGTTCAAACTGCTGCTACTGATACAACAAATAATAGTAGTACTGTTACATTAGATTCATACGCAGCAGGAGATATAGGGATAGATTTAGTTCCTAATCTATATGTTGGTTGTTTTATAGAAATAGAATTGGCGGCAGATGCCACTAAAAAGAACATATATCTTATTGAATCTAATACTGTAAGTACTATAACAGTTACAGGAGATATAAGAGGAGATATGGGTGCAACTACAGATGTTAAAGCAACAATACAATCCTTTGGAGCACCTGTTCCTACGCCACCTGTTAATTCTAAAACAACTATATTATCTGACAATTGGTTAGGTCTTGTTAATACTTTTACACCACCAAACGTAGAAGTAGAAACAGGTGAATTAAATTTAGTTGCAGGTGGTTCTAGAAATTTAGGATTTCAATTTACTAAAGGTGAAACAGTTAGTGGTGGAAGTATTGAGTTTTCAATGAATAATCCAATGTGGTTATACTATACATTAGGAAGTATGAGTTTTACTATGTCTAGTCCTACTAGTACAGATACATCGGGAATAACCATAGATACAGATGGAACTAATAGTGCAATCATTAGAAGATTAACAGATTCAGGTGCAGGACACCATGCATATCCTGACCCTACACCTACAGGCGTTGCTCTTGCAGATGGTACTCATGGTTTAATACATGCAAGTAATCCATTTGTTTATACTATAAGTGAAAATAATAAAGGAACATTACCTTCATTTGCTCTAGATGTTGCATATGCAAAAGGTGGTAAATCGGGTGCAGACTATTCAGTTCAAACAGTACAATCATCTAGTACACCTGAAGAAGAAGTATACTCTAGAATCTTTACAGGGTGTCAAGTTAATTCTCTAAATATACAATTTGATGAAGGACAAGAAGTGAAAAATTCAGTAGAATTAGTAACTCGTAGTGCATTCGATGCACCACAAAATTATTCACCACAAAGACAGGTAACAGACATAACATCTTTTGCAAATTATTCAGAGAATAAAATACCATACTTATTCCATGATGGTACAATTGAAATATACGGTCAAACATTCGCTAGAGTAAAATCCGGTAGTTTAACAATAAATAATAATATTGTAGGTCAAAGATTTATTGGTAATTATAACAATCAAATTATGTCTAACCATACTGCCGGACAAAGACAATATGAATTATCTTTAACACTTCTTATCACTGATACAAAGGTTTGGGATTTAATGAGAGAAGGTGGTGAAGATAATACCAACATTCTCAAACTAAGATTTGAAAGAAGTGCTACTGATTTTGTAGACTTACAATTTAAAGATTATATTACTCGTTCTGTTTCTGTACCATATCCTGATGATAAAGGACCAATTGAAGTTGAACTTACAATAAGCCCTAGAACATTACACAGTTGTACTTCACAAAGTAGATGGGCTATATTCAATGTTGATTAAGGAGGAATATCAGAAATATAAGATATTCTAGTATTTGAAATTCCACCAACAATCCGTTTGTTTGTTTGTTGGTTATAAGTTAGGTGGAAGAAAATGAATAAAGAAGTAGTAAATGATAAGAGTGTGCTATTTGCACTAAATGAAACAACGATGCATGAATTAAGAGTAAGTCCAAACTCTGAACAAATAATGAAAGTTTGGGTTAAAGAACCGACATGGCTTCAGGTAGAACAAGCCCTGTCTTCTGTAATGGATTTAAATCAACAGACCCAGTCTATGAATTTAGATTTAAATAAAATGTACAGATTTATGGTAGAGAACTTTATAGAGAAAACAGAGCCTTCTCTCAATACTTTAGAACTCTTGAAATTAAGTCCTTATATTGGTAGTCAATTAAAGGAAGTATTACCAAACCCATTCAATGATATGATAACGGAGGCTGATACGGGAAAAGAAAATTAATACGAAAAGCATTAGAGGGAAAGGAAGTTTCTCCCTCTATTGGTTTACGTGTTTTATTATACTCTTATTGTAAAATATTTAGTGTAAATCCCAATGATGCAAGACATACATCAATAAAAGACATGTTAGAAATGATATCAATACACACAACAGTAGAAGAAATGAAAGCGGATGAAATGGAGAAATATAGAAAAAAAATGGAGAGATAAGTTTTGACAGATGCATATGAGTCTACTACTAATCTTGGTAAGGCATTAGGTCTTATAGAGACTCAAACACAAGGGGTTGCTACTGCTTTTGGAGATGCGGCTGAAAAAAGTAAGGTTTGGAATATTGCATCAAGACTATTATCCGGTTCAGGTTTATGGAAATTACAAAATAAAATTAGAGCGATAGGTAACGTAGTGTTTTTGTATAATAAAAATTTATCCGGTCAAGAAGAAGCCCAACGTAAAGCACTAGATGCTCAAGCAGAAATGGGTAGAACCCTACAAAGTTTGTCTACTGATTTACAAAATGCACAAAATTTTTCGGGGGGTTTATATGAACAATTTTTGGCGTTTGAAAATTTAAAGAATCCTATGGGTGGAGTATTGAATGAAATTAATGCTCAAGAAAAAGCAGTTAAAAAATTAGAAATGGCACAGACTGGTCTAAACAAAGTTATGCAAAAACAAGCCGATTTAGAACGATACGGAAAGGTTGGTGCTTTTTTAAAAGATAAAGGTTTAGGTAAAGATGTAAATGTTTTCAGTAGAAAATTTGCAATGGATTCTGCTGCTTCTGCCATAGGTGGAACTAAAGACGTAGTTAGAACATTAACAAAAACTGTTTTAGGAACAATTGCTTTAGTAAAACCTTCTAATTTAATAGGGGCATTTAAAAATCTTGGAACAACTAAGTTTGCTCAATTAACTACTTTAAGTTTATTTGCTTTTTCAAAATTGTTATTATTTGCCTCTATTGGAACTATATTGTTTGGTGTTCTTTATCGTAGTTGGCCTACAATTCAAAAGGCATTAGAATCTGCTGCACCACAATTTAGAGCCGCACTTGATAATGTAATAAATATTCTAAAAGGTTTATTTGTTTTCTTTAAAGCATTATTTGAAGGTAAATTGAAAACGGCACTTATGGATGGATTACTTCCTGTTCTAACTAATTTCTTAGGCTTATTGAAGAATATACTATTCGGATTGGGTAAAATAATAGTCAACCTTATCATTGCAGGAGCAAAAGCACTCTATAATAGAACTTTTGGTAAATTACCTTTCTTTGCTAGAGGTGGTATCTCTAGTGGAGGAATGGCGGTTGTTGGAGAAAATGGGCCTGAATTAGTTACTTTACCATCAGGAGCAAGAGTACATTCAAATCAAGCATCAAGAGGTATGGGAGGCAATGTCATTAATGTACACGTTAATGGTAGAGTAGGTGCTAGTGATGCAGAAATAAAAGATATTGCAAATAAAGTTGCAAGAGAAATAAACTTACGCATGAACAGAACAGGAGCATCGGCAGGTAGGTTTTAATGAGTGGCGAAAATTTTAGTGAGTTTAGAGTATTTTTAGAATTACAAAGACGGAATGAAATAGATGGTTCTTCTGCTCAAGTAAATAGAATACCTCTGTTTGTTTCAGAGATTGGTGTAAGCACTAATAAAACTGTAATGAATATGGGTGTTCCTTTTGTTGGTATGGTTAGAGGTGAATCACTTAAACTAGCATTCGATGTTGGTATGTCAGAAAAAACAATCAACATATCAGGCACACTTTTAGGACAAAGTATTGCTAAAGATAAAGGTGGTGACAATCTTAAACAAGTAAATCTAACTTCGTTTGAGATGGCTCAATTGATTCATTCCTATACCGATGCTTCTACATTACAAGATGACCAAAATATTGCTAAGATAGTTTTCTTAATTCCCAGTCGTGCTAATCATAATTTTGAATATCATACTGGTGTTGATGAAAATACAGATATTAATGACCTACCATTAATTCCATTTTCTTGGAAAAATAGATTATATGATAATGATTTTGCAGTAGGTGTTGGAGATGGTAAAGCACACTTTACACCTTATTCTGATAATACCAGTGCAACTGTTGGTATGACAGGCTTTATCCGTAGTTTTTCTACACAAATAAATGCACAGGATTTTCCTGCAATAGCATTTAGTTTAGATTTTGAAGAAGCGTTGGTCATAGGAGATAATCCATTCGATTGAGGTGTTATTATGGTTAATGCTTATTCGGGTGAAGCCTACAGATTAGTTTTTCCTATTCTGTCTAATGGTTATTTATTGTTAAATTATGATGAAACTGTTACACAAATAGAAGGAACTACGGCTACCGTAGGAGGCTCAGGAGATGATACAAATACACCTACCACTGATACAACAACTACTACAAGAGAGAGACAAATATGGGGTCATAAAGATTCATTTACATTAGAAGCCATTGTTACTCCGTATGATGTTAATGGGCTTGCTAATAGAGCATCAGGACATGGTGTATTAGATTCAACTAAAACTCCTCCATTTCCTAATGAGTCTTTAAGTAACCGAAGTACTACATATGAAAGCGTTAGTGTATTACATGATAGTAATTATACAACACAAAAGATGATGTTATTCTATAATACTAATTTAAAATTCTATTTACAAAATACAACTGAAAGTTCATACAATCAACCTGCGGAATATAAATTGGTTGCAGAAATGACTAGTGGTGGAGTTACTAAAACTATATCTTCTGATGTTGTTATTAGTGCTACAAGTACTTTACATAATTACTATGATGCAGATGGATATTACACTGGAAATAGTACTAGTTTTAAGAAACTGTCTAGTAATGCAACTAATGGTACTGGTGGACAGGCTGCCGCTAGAATAGAAATTCAAACAGGAGAAGCAGATGGATTAGTGGGTAAAGGTACAAAAATATATGATGCTAATTTAAATTTAATTGGAGAAACAAATGATGTAAATAGTAATGTAAGCCGTGATAGAATCACTCTAAAGGCAGATAGATTAACTACGACTACGAGTACTGTATATGTTCCTCAACTTAAAGAAGCAATGTATTTAGAACAGACGTATAAGTTTTCATTAGTATATCTAAAACAAGGAGTTGTTGAATTATATGTTGATAATGGATTAGTAAAGAGAGAACAATTTAGTATGGAAACTCTACAATTAGATGCAAGTGATTGTCAAATTGGTAGAGGCACATCAAATCAAGAACAATTTTATGGGGAACTATTTGAAATAAGTATGCATACAAGTAAAAAACCTTGTCCAACTTACAAGACATTAACCCCTAATTACAATAATATTCTTTTCTATTATGCATTTGGGGTCTAAATATGGCAGGTAAAATCACATATCCAGTTAACGCAGGAATATTAGATTCTGCGGTAGTCAGTGATTATGATGATAGACTTACTGAGTTTAATAATAATAGAGCCTTTAGTAATGTATCTGTTAATCCTGTATTAAAAACAGTAGATATCAATGAGGAAAATTCTGCTTCTGCTGCCGCCTTTGTTAATTCTGCTATCTTTACAGAAATAAGAAAGAGTTCTCATACAGGAAGTATTTCTAATGATGCAGTTTCTAGAATAGGTAATAGAATACTACCTGTTGATAGTAGTCCTAGTAGTAGTGACTTAGCAGTATATGCTACTAATAAAGAAGAGACTCATGGATTTAAAGTTAAATTGTATGATAGTTCTATTAGTTCATCTACAACAAATAGACAATTTAAATTTTCTACAACTGATTATCCTAGTTCTGATTTTGTTGGAATAGATATAGATAATTATGATTACTTTATTTTAATTAATCCTGATATTGTAAGTGTAGGAACAGATAGTGTTAGACCGCACTTTGCAAAGATTACAGGTATTGTAGGTTTTGATGTATTTGGAGATGGATTAGAGTTTAGCCCTAGTTATCCTACAGGTGTTCCTAATGATGCTAAAGTTGAGATATTCAAAGGGCCAGCAAAAACAGATACAGATGTTGTAGCAGTAAGTTATGGATTAAGAGGTGATGCTAATGCTAGTACACCTAAATATGATGTATTCAATATAGCAAGTAGACCTACTTTCTATTTTTACAATGATAGATTAGATGAAGATGACCAATTAGATTATACAACAAAATATACTGTAACTGTATTACGTTGGTGGAATTATGGAACAACTATTACAGGAACGACAGTGTATGCTCATTCTCAATTTGACGAAGGTTTAGAAAATCAATCACAAAAATCTATGATAGTTTCCTCTAGTGATTATGATAAATTAACAGAAGGTATGTCTTTATTCGATACTAATGGAGTTTATTTAGGTAACATAGAAGGTTTGTTTATTAGTGACCCAACGGGTTCTGCTACCTATCGTTTGTATTTGGATTATGCTAGAGTTGCTATATCTGCTGCTTCTAATGTTACATTAAAAATAGGTAAAACAATTCAAAATATTGTATTTAGAACAGAGTCTAAGTTTGGAGATACTATTCAGAATATAGGTAAACATAGGTTAGATGCAGTGCTTGTAGATGCAAATAGAGATTTAGATGATGCAGGTAAACAATATAATTTTGCAGTGGAAGATACAGGTGTTTTAGTAAATGGTGCGTTAAATGCAGATGCAGGAGTAAATATTACTGTAGATACTGTAGATGCAACTACTAAATTTGCAATAGGTGATACAGTATATGATGATGCTGATGCAGTTGTAGGAGTTATTAGTGCTATTACTTCTACACAAATAACATTACTAGCAAACAATGTAGTGGCATTAGCAAACAATGAAAATCTCAAAAGACATGTTCCTGATTTTAATCCTATTAGATGGCATAAAGCATTTCCTAGAATGCATAGACAGGCTGCTAATCTTCTAGTTGTAAGTAGTGCCGTAGATGGTGGAATGACAGGTGCAAGTAAATATTTAACATTTGAAAAATCTGAATTAAAAAATGATAAGATACCATTAGTACAGGGTTCTAATTTAAACAATCCTAAGAATAAGATGACAAAGATAGCACAAGTAACTTATTTAGATAATAGCGGTATTGGACATAAGAAAA